GTGAAACTTAAGGACTAGATAAAACGTCCAGCTTTCCAAGTAAACCACTTGGTAGGCAAAGAAGTTTTATTTGTGTGGCGTCGCCGGACGATAGCTTTTAGGCCCGGCCCCCCCAATCCTTTATGCCCGGATCATAGGGCAGATAAGGGTATTCGCTTCCAGACAATATTTGTCTGGTCGCGTCCGTAGAGAGATGTGGATTCGCTTGCGACGCAATGTACTTGTGCGCGCATAAGCTGTTCCCATCCTCCATTCATAGAGCAGAGAGGTCGTGTAACCAGCACACGACACCTAAGCATCCATGTTTGGAGTTTCCGATCATATTTTAGTTTGGATATATTATCCAAATAAACACGATCGGAAGGAACGATCCACCCAACAGCAGCCGACTTCTCAGAAACATACGGAAATTTGCCGTATGCCTTCTCAGTTGCCAGCCTCCACACGCGTGCCATATTAATATATCCTTTCTTGCGAAAGTTATTAACTATGGCAACGTGTTTTTGGATTGCTGATGGATCTCTCCGCGGAAACGTGTGTATCTTCACACGCGTCGGGGTAACATCGAAACCTTTAAAGGCATCGACACCACAAGACTCGCGAAACTGACCTGTGTAGCATGACTTATCACGGTTGAACTTAAGACCGTAAGTAGGGAATGCTTCAAACAGGTCGCCTACGTGTTCGGTTTTGACTATTAAGTCATCACCGTACACGAAGATAGTTTTCGCTAACGCCTTAAGTGGTGACCCCGGCTTGGCTGCGGAAATAGCGGCCAACGCTAGAGCGAAGTGCACTATTGACATAACTGGAAAGCAGAGAGCTGAACCCATCGGAGCAAACTTATTCTGACGAATATGTTGCCCCGAGGGTAGCTCTATGTGCCCAGTTGATAGTGCAAGGAGTGCATCTCTTAAAGAGGGCACATCCTGAAAAAGGTAATCAATCATATTTTTAGAAATACGATCGGATGCCTCTTTCATATCGAGTGTGGCATATTTGCCGGATAGAGAAGATTCAAGAGACAACTTCCCATTCACGGTTTGATCAACAAAGTTGACCTGGCCGCGAGTTAGGTAGTGCTTTTGAATCCAATCCATCATTGCCCGTCCAAGTCCCTGTTGATGCCACATATATTCGTGTGGCTCCATACAGATGATCCTTGGACCTCTAGAATCCTTAGGAACTAGAGCGAGCTTAGATATTCCATCCATAGCTCGTGGCAAGTCTCGATAACGCTTTGCTCTATCAAGAAGATGGTCCCTACTACCAATGTAATAATATCGATAAGTAGGGTAGACCATATGGATTCGTCTGTAGACGGTTCCGGGCTCATATCGATTATAGTGTGGGGTGCGCTCTGCGCACTGGCCAGGACCTGGCCTAGGAATAATGTCCAAAGGATCAAAATTCCTGAACACACTATAAATAATCCTTGAGGCGTCATAAAGTAGTGACGTAATCTCAGGAGTAACTGTGTCACAGTGGGTGAGTTCTTCATCCACAGCGACAAAATTCGATATTGACTCATCTTCTTGTTCCTTTGTGTACGGTATTTCCAATTTATAAAATTGGAAAGTAAGTTGCCTAATTGCTGAAACAGCATTTGGGCATGCCGTACACAGTAATGTTCCATCCCCCTTAGAGAAGACGCGTTCAATCAAACCTGTTAAACATAACGGGAGAGATTGTCTATCCGATTTGAAATCAGATGGACATGTGAACTTACCTTCGAGAAGGCTCTTGTCAAGAGCCTTCCCGAGCTTAGGTAATGTCTTCGTAAGGAAACCTACACCTTCATTGATATATCTCACCTTGAGATATGCAATGTTACGGTTTAGGACCCCCTGAGGAATCTGGAACTGATTTCCGACGTCTATGAAAAACGCCGTAAGTGATTGGAAAAGTAGGTCATCTGGCTTTAAGGTTTCCATTTTCATGGTTATCCTCCAGCCTATGTTACCATCGTTTCCACGACCCCACCATGGGGTCTAGCTTAGTTGCCGCCGATAAGAATATCGTCGACAATGGCAGTTGTTGAGATAAGTTCTCCCAATTGGAGAAGCTTATCCTTCAACTTGTCATCGGTGACGTTCTTGTCACGCGATATGACAACATGCACCGTACCTTCATAAGAAGCTATACCATCTGCGTTGTCATCTTTCCAGGAAAACTGGACAAGATGACGGTTTTTTGCAGTTGGATTGCCAAGATCAATAGTATTACTGATCTTGAGTACGGAGCCTTCGCGAGAAGGCACCCCGTCTTCGCGACGAATGGATGACATACCGAGCCGGGAAACCAGCCCGTATGTCGCATTCGCCGCACCGGCGGTAGTCGTGATGTCATTTGATAACATAGGAAACCTCTGTTAAGTTCCGCACTATGCGGGGCCCGCATTGGACCTAGTTAGAGTTAGCAACGATTAGCGAGACACCAAGCAGCAGCTGGCGCCTGTTTAGGCCATCTATTGCTGGTAACGCAAATCCGGTATCGGGAGTAGTAGGTGTTCGTTCGTAAACGAACCGTTCCCACTCCCACACTTTCACACCTTTGGAACACTGTTCGGTATTATCATTTGACAAATACCGTTTTATCCCTCTTCTACGCATACCTTTCCAGGTATCGCAGTAATCCAATATGGTTACATCTACCATATTAGGATCTTGACTCGCCTGCCGGATCATATAACTTACGTCATAGATCCAGTCGACGATAAAGGAAAAGGGAGTAATGTTCCAAATAACCTCGGGCGTAAGCACGAGGCCCCACATTCTTCTCTGACCCTCCAAGAAAGAGGGTAGTACATAATTGTACTTGCAACGTAAAGTTGCATAGTACCAACCTTCTCTTTCTTCATAGAGTTGGCTGTATATGTACTTACTAAGAAGATCAGTCTCATCCATCACCTGTTCACGATAGTGATAGGTTTCCCCTTGTCTTCCCTTCTCGATAAAATCGAGCACAGGCTGCTCTAGAGCTTTGCTCAGTTCAGCTATGGTGGTCGCATCACTAATCAAAGGTGCGACAGCAAAAGAGTAGATAAGGTTCAGTTTCGCGGCGGTACTAGACTCGAACACCTTACGGAGTTCGGACTGGTTGCGGAATTTCCGCTTCCCTTTATAGATGTATTTCGTCAACTTATTGCGCTCAATGAAATTGATCGCATGGTTGGCTTGCCTGAGCAATCCAGGGAATTCCCTGAGCTCAAGCAGAAATAACATCAAAGAGAAACCGTCGTTCAACTGCGGATAAAGAGACTGCCAAGCACGTTTACGCATAAACTCATCTATCAACGACTCAGTCGCTGCAGATGGCCGTTTAGGTGTAACGTCACTACCTCCGTAAATGTTATACTCGCCGGCTGAAAAATCGCCGCGAGCAAACTGCGCATCACTTAAGTAACTAAAGTGATCGCCGACATGTCGACACCAGTTAAACTTACGGTATCGACTGTTCGTATACGAGATAGTGTTGCCTGGGATAGTTATGTTCTTTTGAAGATATTCAAAAGACTCCTTTGCTTTTACGCAAGGAGGACCATGTTCTGCTATTGTAAAGGTGCCATGGGCTCCTTTATAATACCAGTGGTCCACATAACTGGGTTGGGATTTGGTGATCATAGCGTCCTCCAGATTCGCTCTTGGACCCCCCCCTATG